TTTAAGCGCTAATTCTTGCTTTCTTATGGTCACTAAAGGATCTTCTTCTGGAGGTGTTCCTATTTGCTGAGAGAACTGAGTCATTAGCTCAGACATAATAGGTGCGCTGTATTGAGACAAAATATCATTTGCTTGCATTTGTAATTGTTGCGCCTCAACGGGTGCTACTTGTTGAGCTTGTTGTTGCAATTGTTGATATTGTTGCATTACTTCAGGAGGCATTTGTTGTTGCGCAATACCATCGGCTTTCATCTGTAAATGTTGCATGATGTGAGAAATGATATTGGCCTGTACTTGCGCATTGGTTTGTACGGGTTGCAAGTTTAATAAAGTTACGTGAGCTGCAATATGTGCATCGTGATTCTGTTGCGGAAACGCTTGCGCGGGTTGGCCCATTAACAAAGCACTATTTTCCATGCCCGCTTCTATAGGTAAAGGTTCATTTGGAGGAGGAGGTAACAATAAAGAATCAATATTATCTACACCTAAAGATGCGTACATTCTTCTATAAGCTTCATATACACCACCTGGTCCGTGAATTTGTGGATTGGATTGCACCAATTGCATCATTTCTTGAGCCATTACTATACGTTGGCTAGTAGAAAAGATGTCTGGATTACTAACAGGGTAAATATCTATTCTTCCATCGAAGTCACTTTGCTTAATCTCGTTTTGCCCACCTGAGACTTGATAGGGATAGACTGGTGGCAAGCTTTGAGCAAAGATGTCTGCTAATAATCCAAACTCTTTTTTCTGAGCATTATGGAGACGCTTATGAATAGCGCTCAGAACTTTGGTAGACTTTTCCATAAGTGCCAAAGTGGTCCCAACGGGTGCTTGGGAGTTGCCTTCTCCTACAGCTATCTCAGCAATAGAAGCAAAGCGTTGTCCTGATTGGACCAATAATCCTAATAAATTAAGTAAAGTACCGCTTGGTTCTTTAAACGGTAGGGGTTGTATGGCTTCTCGTAAAGAACCTGCTGGTGCATCTACATCTCTAAATTCACCTGGTTGAATAGGTTCATCTTCGTTACGTATGCGGATGCCTCGAGTCTTAAAACCAGCAGGCAAATTGGAAAGCGTACCCGCATCTATTAATTGTCTTAATATAGATGTGGATGCTTTAGACAACCCACCAATCATGTGAGTTAGTCCGAAACCATAGAATCCTAATCCTGGAAGAAACTTAAAATGAACAAAGTATTCAATTTTAGTTTTCATTGGGCTTTCAGGATTGAAGTTACGTCTTATAGACAATACGTTTTCAGTATTAGAGTCTATCGTTACGATGTAAGGCAATTTAACACCAGTTTCTTCCCCGTCTTGCCCTATATCCTCAAAACCTTCTAAATCTAAATTACAGTGAACTTCGTATAAAACGCATATTTCATCACTATCTGAAGAAGGTTCCATACCTTCTAGTTTTTCTTTTTCAGTATCTAAGGAAGAATAATCGCTGGCCTCTTCGCCCGCTTGCATATCAAATTTCTTATAGAAACCAATAGCTTGTAACTTACGCACGTCATTCTCAGGCATCTTAATTACGTGAGTAATACGTGGGCAAGATTCTAAATCAGTAGTGTAATAAGGTACGATTAGATCTTCGGGTGCCACAAACTTAGATACAGGTCTTTGTAAATTTTCGTCGTAATAAACCTTTTTAAAAGCAGATCCAGCCAAAGGTAAATAAAACAACATTTGGTCTAAATCTTCATCGTACTCTTCCATAACGTGTACGATTTCATAATTCATAAATTCACGCACTCTTTGCGCTTGTTCTTCTACAGCCGCATTATAGGCACCCACTACTTGAGTTTTGACGGGACCGCCTGCGGGCAATAATTCTTTATAAGCCTGCGCTTGGAATTGAGTGACGGCTTCTCCCAATAAAGGATGAGTTACGCCTGAAGCACCCTCAAAGGGTTCGGAACGAGTTTCATCAAATTTCATACCAAGATATTTCAATCCGTCGGTATATGTTTTTTCCCAATCTTCTCTAGAAGATTTGTCATCTTCTATTGAAGCAGTTAAATCTATATAAATACGAGCTAACTCACTTTCAGAAATTACGTCAGCTAAGTTTTCATCAAACTCAGATGTCATTTGCATTTCTGGAGCAGGACCTAATAAAGCGGATCCATCTTCTTGTATCTCTACGTCAGCTTCTTGCAGTCCCTCTAGAACTTCAATAATTTCACTGTCTAATTCGTCAGTATCCTGGGCGGTGGTCATATCCACCTCTTCAGGCACTTGGTTAACTGGATCTGGTGTTTGTCTTTCTATCGCCATTAATAATAAACCCTTTGTCTAACGCCTCTATCCTCATCTTCGTAATCGGAATCTAAGCTCAAAAAGCCGCCTTCCCTAAAACGCATGATCGCTTGCGTCATAGTATCACATAAGTCATCGTTTTTACCAAAAGGAAAAGACGCACATTCTTCGATCATTTCTTCTGCAAACATACGATTGGGTGCGTACACCATACCTGATTCAAAGACTGGAGCGACTGAGTGCATACGTGTGGTTTTATCATGGCCTCTGGTCGGCGAGTAATTGACGACAGGTATTCCCATTCTGCGAAGCTCTTGAGTCAAAGGCGTACCAGAAGCTTTAGCTTCAATCAGGACCATATCGGTCTCCCAATAAGTGTACTCACGCATCGCTATCTCTTTGAGTTCAGGAAAGTCCCAACGTCCTTTTTGACAGTCCAAAAGAATAATGGATTCCCCCGAATCATCGTCTGGTTTAAAAACACCCCAAGTAGATATGGCCGAGAAGTCAGCGGATTCTTTTTTAGAAAATGCGGTATCGTAAGACTGCATAATATAATTAACGTTTGGTAAAGAATCCCTTTCCCAGCGCTGCCACCATTCTCTTTTTATAATTGAACCCTCTTCTGCCGTAGGGTTTTGCATCCACTGGGCGTTCCACTTCATACCAGGCAAAGATGCCTTAACTTTTAACAGTTCATCTTCAGGCCAAAATTCAGGCCAGAGAGGCTTATCCGTATCAGGAAAAATGGCTGGAAATTCAATTACCTCCCACTGGTCAGCTAAAGGTTCTTTTTGCGACTCCAATAACTTAGCCGTCAAATCAATCGCACTCCATCGCGTCATTACAATTACGATAGAACCGTTTGGTTGTAAACGCTGTCTAGGACCAGAGGTGTACCATTCATACGCTGACTCTAAAGCTGTAGGGCTGAGAGCGTCTTGCTCGGAATGAGGATCGTCAATAATCAATAGATCCGCACCCCTACCCGTAACAGCTCCACCTACACCTGCTGCGAAATACTCGCCACCTTTATTGGTTTCCCAACGTCCCGCAGATTTGTTATCGGCTTGAAGTTTTACTTCGGGGAATATCTTTTTGTATTCTTCTTGATCCATCAAGTTTCTGACTTTACGACCAAATCGTACAGCCAGTTCCCCCGTATGCGTGGTTTGCATTATTTTCATCTTGGGTTTGAGTCCCATAATATAGGATGGAAAAAAGGTAGAAGCGAACTCAGACTTGGTATGACGAGGTGGCATGTTTACAATTAAACGCTTGCACTTACCGTCTACTACGTCTTGAAGCTTTTGAGCGAAAACCTTATGGTGGCGTCCGCAGATAAACTCAGGCCAGATATGTTCTACGTAATTGATAAAGCTTTCTTGACACTGTTCTTGTATTGCGTAGTTATCTAGCTTTTCTTTCAGCATCAAAGCTTCTTTCAGCTCTGTCTCGGTTAAACTGGCTAAGTTCATCCGTCAAACTTCTTACCAGCGTTATCAAAAAGAATAGAATGGTTTTGCTTTAGTGCTTTTTGTTTTTTCATAACGTCAGCAACATCCGCAGGTTCAGCGCCCCTACTGTTTCTTATTCGTTCTTGGTCATCGTAAATTTCTCTAAAGAGTTTATTGTATTTTTTCTTAATAGCTGCAATTTCTTCAGGTGCCATACGGGCTAATTTATTGGCCAAGTCTATAACTGGCTTACTGCCTACCTTTAAAAGCGCAACTTGAGGTATTAAATCAACCATACCAAAGCCCATTTGCAGAGGATCGCCTTCTTCCATACCCTTCTGAAAAGAAAAACCAGGCATCATATCCATTATATTAGAGCCAATCGAAGCAATACCCCTCTTTATAGGGCTTTTTTCCATACTGATCGGATCTATTTTTAAAGCGCGGGTAATAGGAGTACCAAAAGCTTTACGGCTTTCTTCTAAAGTTAAGGGTTGGATTGAACCTACGTCGGGTAGTTCAGCCATCTTACATCATCTGAGATAGTTCAGATTGTATTGGATCTTGTTGACCTTGCATCTGTTCTGCAAGCATCATCATCACTTGTTCAATATCTTCGTCATCAAGTCCCATCTGCCTAAGTGCAGCAACGATTTCTTCTTCACTGGCACCAGATTGAACCAGTTCCATCACCATCGTCATCACTTGTTGTATGACTTGGGCCTCTGGTTGTACGTTTTCTATATCGGATAACGCAGATTCAATTTCATTTGTTTCACGTGAAACATCACCACCTTCGGCCATTTTTTTTCTTTCTTGCATATCCATACTTTTTTTAATTTCTGCTTGGGCTTCAGGTGATTTTAAAGAACCTGTTAATACTAATCTTTTTATTAACATTGGAATTGATTCCATACTTCCAACAGCAACACCTGATACGCCTATCAAGTTTCTTAACAGTTCGCTCTGTTCTGGATTTGATAAACTCATAATATAGTTTGTTAAAGGTAATTCTTCAGAAAATTGACCTAAAACATTTGAAGATACCTCGTCACCTTCGGCAAAGCCTAGCTGTTCTTGTTGCATCAGGTTTCTTTCCATAGTCACTTGTCCCATATCTACGGCAGCCCTAGTTCTATCCATCGCTTCTTCAAAACTAATTTCACCCATACCAAACAGTTGGGCGTCTCTATCGGAGATGGTTCTACCCATATCGTTTGCTGTTTGTTGTAACATTTGTATGCGTTGTTCAACGGGACTGATGCTTTCCCTGGCAGCTTGTTCGGCTATCATTCTGTCTACATCAGACATCGTACGTCCTTCTTCCACCAAAGATCCTATACCTGCATCCACTTCATCACCTTGAGCAAACTGTAAAGGTATTTCTGGTAAAAGGTCTCCTTCCTCATCAAAACGAGCACGTGGTTGTTCTTTTTCTAATCTTTTATCTAACGCTCTAAGTCTTTGCTTTTCTATTGACGAAGCGGAACGAGGTGATTTAAGTTCTGCCGTTCTAGCCTCTTGTACCACTTTTCTTTTATTAATAGCGGCTTGTCTTTTGCCAATTTCTTGCATGGCTTTTCTTACGGCTTCAGGTCCGTATCTTCTGGTAGCCATACGCATCCCATTGGCTGCTATAAATTCTGCGACTAATCCTAGTGCTGGTAATAACGGTAACGGCATATCCTCTCCTTTATCTCAATCTATTTAATAATAACTGAATCCTGCTTACCTCACCACCCCCTTTCATACCTATCCCTATATTACCGAAGTTTAAATTCTGCGGGACTTGGATGTTTTTAAGTTGATCCATATAGTTTGCTGGTAAATTAATCTTGGACATATCAATAGGTCCAACGGGTGCAACGCCTGCTGGAGCTACGGGAGCTTCAGCAACTACAGGGGCCGTATCCATATTTATAGGCGGTTTAATATTTTCGGGAATTATATTCAAACCTAAATTTTGACCCGTTATTCCAACCGATCTCAACTCAGGCTCTGGAGGTTCACTTAACTGAGATGTAACGGTTGGATCAAACCCTAGATC